CTAAAGTCTCGAAAGTGCTTGTAGCGTCTGGGATACCTGCTCTTTTCTTTGATCTTCAAGAAGATGAGCGTAGACTTTTTGAGTGATCATTGTATTGGCATGCCCAAGTCTTTTTGAAATATAGTTAATGTCAACGTGATTGGCAATCAAATAGGAAACGTGAGTGTGTCTAAGCCCATGGAAAGTAATTGCGGGGGAAATGTCTAGAGTCTTCTCGATCGTTCTTAGATCCTTATTAATTGCCGTGCTCGATAGTATGTTATGCCGTATGCTGCGAAATAATAGTTGTTTGCTATCACGATATCCCTGAGCAAGGTAGACCTCTTGCTGTTCTTTCTTGAGACGTAAAAGCAAGTCTGCAAGTTCTCTCGTGATGTCGATGTCACGTACACTTGATTTGTTCTTAGTAGCAGCAAAGCCACTGCCATATCTGTGATCCCACGTTCTGGTAATGTGTACAACGCGCTTTTTAAGATCAACATGATCCCACGTGAGCCCAAGAACTTCAGAATACCTAGCTCCGGTCAGCGCCCCGGTTGCGATGATGTAGTAAGCAATATGCTCGTAGTCTGCAAATTCTAGGCAGTAATTGACGAGCTTGCGCAAATCCTTTACTTGCAAATATTTGATGATTCCGGCTTGGCCCTCATTACCAGTGAGGACAACGTTATGAGTGAAGTTAGTATATATTATTTGGTCATCTACGGCAGAATCAGCCATTGAGCGAACATAGCCATTCAATTTGCTGACTGTATCTTTAGCCCTTTTTTTGCCAAACTCATTGATAAATGCCTGCCAGTCTGATTTTGAAATTGATTTTAGTTCACGGCTTTCGCCCCAGTAGGCTAATAACTGTTTACGAATTGTTTTATACCGTGCTTCGGTGATACGAGAATGCTTACCAGATTTGTACAGCTCAATCCATTTGTCCCAGTAGTCGATTAACGTTATCTTGTTAAGATCCAAATTTGCACCGCGATTATGCTGACGTTCGACTTCGATTGCCGCTATATCAGCAGCCTTTTTTGAGGGGAAGCCACCCTTGTTGACATACTTGCGTGTTCCATCATTATCCTTGTAAGAGACACGATATTGCCATTTTTTGCCACGTTTACTAATACTGGCCACATTTACACCTCCTTGTGCTACAATACAGACGGGTGCTATTGCACCTAACCATGCAGTCACGTTCTGTTAGGCGTCTACCCATTCGCTTGGGTAGGCGCTTTTTGTTGTTACTTTCTCCTACTTGCTTTTTTCTTGTTAAGCGCCTCGTTTACGTTACTGAGTGGAATATCTTTGATGAATCGTTTCTCTCTAATTCTAGAAAAGGGGACAACGATCTTGTGGTTTAGTTCTGTTTTTTCTTTATCACTGAAGACTTCGGTGTTTGAAATGTCTAGGAGAACTGAGTGCTCATATTTTTTGATCGGTTCTCCTTCAAAATTTTTCCAGGTTTTTTCGCCAAACTTATAAGAGCTTACTGTAACTGGCTTCATAGGTTTTACCTCCTACAATCTGTGTGGCTTCTTTAATGTTTTGAAGAAGTAGGCGCTTTTCGTGATATAATTAAGTGAATGAAATTCATGAAAAAAGAAATTAGGTGAACCGTAATCATGATAAAGGAGGTTCTCCAAATGGAAAATGGCATATATATCGTTGACGAAAAAGACGAAGTATGGGATATCGACGAAGCATCGGGCATGTATGGCATGTTTTCAAGTAAGCCCAATATTGGGCCAAACGAGGTTGCTGCACTTTTGTCTGGTAAGGCCCTTGTTGATCTTTCAGATGGTGAATATATTCACTGGATTCAGCTAACACCAGATGCTATCAAAACAGCCAAATTACAACATTAGTTGCATTTGGCAGATGCAATTGCTCCCCGTCTGAATCAGTCGGGGCTTTTTTGTATTCAGCCAACGCTCAGTTAAATATTTCAACGTTTTCATCATGACCGGTGTCATCGTCGCAAGCTGTCGTTGCACCAGCCAACAAAACGATTAGTAAGATGGCAACTATCTTTTTTAGCATGATGACTCACATCCTTTACTTGGTATGTGGCACAAGCCCCACTCTCCGGCTTGCACGGGGACGCCGCTTGCGTGGGGGAAGGGACTAATTTAAGCTAAGATATTGTGAAGATGTTGGCTGCATTAACATATTTGATTGGCCTGGCTCGTCAATATTTTCGAAAGCAATTCCAAGCCTAGAAAAGTTTGTTTCATTTTTGTCAACGACAGCGACAATGCTGTTTAAATAAGTAGCGTTATTCGATACTGTTACACCCGGAGTGGGATCGTAAAATTGACCGTCACTAAGGCTTCTGTTTCCTATAGTTAGGGTGCTGAGACCCTCCAAGTATGCATCATTACCAGTTTTGTTGGTTAAATTGAAGTCAATTTGAACGGTATAAAATTTGTTGCCAGAAATGCTTGTTTTATAGACATCCTCTAGATCCTTTTTAATTGACGAATCTTGAATATCATTTTCAATAATTTTTATATCGTCAAAACCGACATCTATGCTCTTATGATCTTCTTTAAAAGTAAGTTTTTGACTTGGGTGAAATATTTTAACCAAAGTAGCTTTTACACCATTTCTGACTGAATAAGTTCCAACCTTAGTTAATTTTCCATGTACTCGCTTAGTGGTAGTTTTTGACGTTTTTGAAGCCTCTGATTTTTGCGTTTTGCTATTGGCGTTAGCGGAGGAATTAGAGCTATTTCCGCAAGACGAAAGCAAAAAAACAGACAGTACAGATAGCCCAGCCAACAAAGATTTTTTCATAGTGAATTCCTCCAAAGCAGCTTTTAACGTCGATCAGGGTTTGGACGTAAGATTGTACTATAAAACGACTGTGTATACGACTACCTTGCCAATGATATTGACATTCTCTTCTTCAAGGTCTTCATAGGTGTACATAATAGGACTAAATCTTTTGTCACTGGAATCTGGAATAAAGGTCACAATCTGTTTTTGACGATCATTATAGAAATATTTGACTGCGTAGTCACCATCATCTGCGAACACAACAATGTCCCCGTCCTTTAGGTCTTGAATATCGTTGTACTGTTTGACTGCTATTAAAGAACCATCAGGAATTGTTTGGTTCATTGATTCGCCGTTTATATGCATCATCAAAAGATCTTTGTCACCGGCGTATTTTCCAAGAACCTTGTCGGATATTTGGACAGATTCGATCTCGTCTGAAGTGAAGGGGTCAACATTGCACAAAGTGCCCGCAGAAATGTTGGCAGGCACATATTTGTATGTGCCAATTCCAGAAACACTTTTTTGACTGTGATTAGTTGTTAAGTCGCTGATGTTTACTCCATAATGATCAGCAATTGTCTGAAGCGATCCGCTACGAGGCATTTTGTTAGCGTGCAGCCAATCAGATACGGTTGAATAGGCGACGTCAATGTGATTAGAGAGTTCCGTTAAATTTTCACCGCGAGAATCCATTAGTCGTTTTAGGTTCTTCGCGAATATTTCTTTGATGTCGTCCAAAATTTTTCCTCCTATTAATTGTAAGAATGTTTTCTACAATTGCTATCCTACCACCAAAGCGAAAAAAAGCAACGGTATTTAAAAATATTTTTCGCAAATAACGAATTTACCTATTGCATTTCGCTAAAAGCGTGATAGTATAGACAGTGTAGAAAGGAGGAAGAAATCATGGACATTCCTGAAAAAGTGCCAGTCTACTTGAAGCACACACTAAGAGACCTGCGAGTTCGCAAAGGGCTTTCCCAATCGGATGCCGCTAAAATGATGGGCGTAACAGAGCCAACCTTGCGACGGTGGGAGAAAGACTCATCAGATTTGACAATGCAGCAGATTTGGAAAATCAGCAAGATTTATTCAATCCCACAAGACTATATTTTTTTTGGAAGCAATAACGCTTTTAGCGAAAAACTAGATAAACATAAGGAGGTGGTTTAAGTGAACGAATTAGTAATCATGCACAACAAACAAGCCATGACAACTAGCTTGCGTGTGGCCGAGGTGTTCGGGAAAGACCATAAAAACGTAATTCAGTCTATCGAAAATCTCGCAGCTGAAAAATCAGCCGCCAAATTTTTTGCCGAAGCAACGTATTACAACCGTGGTAAGCAATATCCGATGTACTACATGAATCGTGATGGTTTCACATTGCTGGCCATGGGCTTCACCGGTAAGAAGGCACTTCAGTTCAAGATCAGTTACATCAACGCGTTCAACAGCATGGAGACGCAGATTAAGACGGGCTATGTGATCCCGGGCAGTTATGCCGAGGCATTGAAGCTGGCAGCTAGTCAGGCTGAACAGATTGAAGATATGAAACCTAAAGCACTGTTTGCAGACGCGGTAGCCACCAGCCACACGAGCATTCTCATCGGTGACTTAGCCAAGCTCATACGCCAGAACGGTGTGGATATTGGCCAGAATAGGCTGTTCGGTTGGCTGCGAGATCACGGCTATCTGATTGGCAAGGGTGACCGGAGAAACATGCCAACGCAACGTGCGATGGACTTGGAGCTGTTCGAAATCAAGGAACGTACATTCCAGAATCCAGATGGCAGCGTGCGAATCACCAAGACGACCAAGGTAACCGGCAAAGGCCAGCAGTATTTTATCAACAAGTTTCTACAAAAGGGGATGACGGTATGAACAATCGCAATACAAAAAAGCAAGCACCTTATGAACAAGAGATGCTTGCACGAATAGCATTGAGCTTGATCGCTAGCATGAGCGAATTGTCGCTCGATCAAGAAGAAGCAGCTCTGAAAACCGCTTTGTCACTCATTGGGCGTTAGAATCCAAACTCTCCTGATTCTATTTGCTTCTTGTATGTTGCATCAGCTTTTGCTTTTTGAGAGTCTACAAGTTCTTTGGCAAGCAAATAAGCCGTCTTGTATGAAGCCAATTTATCCTTCTCAGAAAGATTAGAAGGGCAGCTTACAAGACTGGCTAAGGCAAACTTTTCTGGATCGATTTTAATTTCTTCGCTCATATTAATCACCTCCTTCCATCACCAGATAACCTGATTATCTGCCAAGGGGAGGTCGAAAGAAAGGAGGAAATGCCATGCCGTTGTTACAGGTTGTTGAAGATGATCATATTTCAAGCAAAAAGTATTTAGCGGTCGATGAAGAAGAACTGGCAAAGATGATCAAGGAGAACCAAGAGTTAAAACGCAAGCTAGCAGCACGAGGCATGTGGACGCTCACTACCGCAACAAGCTATGTCGAAGGACATAACAACACGTGGGTAGTTAACAATATCTTAAACGTCCCACGCTTCCACAAGTTCTTGCAAGATACCGTGGTTTCATATCCACCGCCTGGCAAAAAGGGGTATCTGTTTCATCCGAAACCATGGCTCGACTTCTTAGACAAATGGTTCCCAGAGATTTCAAGGTCGCTTAGAGAGAAGGGAAAATAATGATTGATGCAATTGTACAGACATTGCTGACGCCCACCGCGCCGTTCTGGCGTTACCTGCTATTGGTAGCGGCTGGCATCATGATCGGCGCAACGATTTCGAAAGGATGGAGGCAGTGGATTGACTGAAGCGGAAAGAACCATTGGTGATTTGCTGAACGAACACAACAAATTGATGTTAGACATCATGCGCGGCAACCACACACCAATTGCAAAGATGCTGCTTGCCGAGAACGATAAGTTACGTGCACGACTAGCGAAACTAAGGGGGTGACGTGATGACTACTGAGGTATACGAGCACATTTTAGCCGAAGCGAACCGTCAGATTGCCAAATATCACAAGGTTGCCACTGACTATGGGCCGAACAACACAGACCCTCATCAAACGTATGCGATGGGTCAAGAAGATGGTGCACACGCAATACTGTTCATTATCAAACAAGCCATGAAAAAAGCCGCTGGTATGCAGACCAACGACTGATGAAAGGAAAGATCTTATGTCAACATTATACGACTTACAAGGAAAATATGCGAGTTTATTAGAACTAGCTGAAGACGGGACAACTGATCCTGAAGTATTAGCTGACACCATGGATTCAATCGTGGATGCAATTAATGACAAAGCCGAAGGATATGCACAGGTTATTCGCCAAATCAAGGCCGATATTGAAGCTAACAAAAAAGAACGTGACCGTTTCGAAGCAAGGATTAAAGCTTATCAATCTAACCTCGGTACTATTTCACAGCGGTTGGTTGAAGCAATGAACGAAACTAATCAACGCAAAATAAAGACACCGCTATTTACTATCAGTGTTGCTAAGAATGGCGGAAAACAGCCAATTTCCATCGATCAAGACAATTTGCAGGCTGATGTTTTCAAAATCAAGCGCGAGCCAGACATGGACAAGATTCGAGAACGACTAGAATCCGGAGAAAAAGTGCTCGGTGCTGAGCTTAAGCCACGTGGTGAGCATTTATTGATTAAGTAGGAGGGTAAATCATGCGTACATCAGAGAATATAAACGAGATTGCGAAGGCAATCAACGCATTCAGGCAAGTTGTCAAGCAACCGGCAAAAGATGGTGATAACCCGTTTCTAAAGTCTCGTTACGTTCAGCTTGAGGGTGTTGTGGATGCAATTGACCGTGCACTACCTGATACGGGGCTGGCATACACACAAGAAGTAGTAAGCGAAGGGAACCAAGTGAGCGTAACGACCTTGATTTTACACTCCAGCGGCCAATTCATCGAACTTGGACCCCTGTCAGTCCCAGTTGCCAAAAATGACGCTCAGGCTTTCGGTTCCGCTGAGACTTACGCACGTCGATACTCGCTAACAGCGGCCTTTGGTATCACATCTGACCCTGATGATGACGGTACAGCTGCCGGTATAAACCCTCCAAAAACTCAGCCAAGACGTTTTAATAAGCCGAGCGGTAATATTGACCATTCCACGGTAAAGGCGGTTAAAACGCTCATTATGGAGCAATTCAACAAAATGCCTGAAGTCAACAAGAATGGTGATCCAAAGCCGAAGACGGTGAACGAGCTTGCTGAAATCTGGGTCGGGCTTGCTAATGCCAAGTTTGGTAGCAAGGCCACCAGCATCGAAACGTTAACTCCAAGTGCAGCAGCTGGCATCAAAAACTTGCTTGAGAACGAAATTAAGAAACTAGCAGGTGTAGCAAATGAAAATCAACGGCAGACTCGATAAGCTGTCGGGCAACAAGATAACCATCACCACAGACGCCAATATGAGCCCATATGAGCTGTCCAAGCTCGCCGCGGGGAAAATACCCTCGGTTGAATTAGAAATCGAGGATGGGCGTCATATTAGCCCAGAACAGCGCAAAAAGATATTCGCACTGATGCGCGACATCTCCGACTGGAACGGTGACACGGTGGACATGATCGAATGCCTCATGAAGTCGTATACACGTGAGATTTTTGCAATTGAACCATATTCACTGAGTGACTGTTCGATGACGACTGCCAGCAACATGATATACACGATCTTAGAGTTTTGCTTCCGAAACGATGTGCCATTCAAGACGAAGACGTGGGACATGATACCCAACGACTATGCACGCCAATGGTTCTGCCTCCGTTTCCGAAAGTGTGTTATCTGCGGAAAGCCCGCTGACTTGGCACATTACGAGGCGGTTGGCATGGGGCGCAATCGCAACAAGATTGACGAGAGCCAATATCACTACATGTCCCTTTGCCGCATTCATCATGTCGAGCAGCACACGATCGGCCTCGTGCCGTTTATCCAAAAATATCACATCAAGCCAATCAAACTGACAGCTGACGAGATTAAACGAATTCAACCACATTACAAAATAGGTACCGAATAAAAAGGAGACTAAAAATGCTTAATTCAGTTGCTTTAACAGGCAGATTAACTAAAGACGTTGACCTTCGCTACACACAAAGCGGAACGGCAGTCGGCTCATTCACAATCGCTGTTGACCGTCAATTCCGCAGTGCTAATGGCAACCGGGAGACTGACTTCATCAGTTGTGCTATCTGGCGCAAGTCTGCTGAGAATTTTGCCAACTTCACACACAAGGGTTCACTTGTTGGCATCGAAGGCCATATTCAAACGCGTACGTACGACAATGCACAGGGCCAACGAGTCTATGTGACCGAAGTCATTGTTGATAATTTTGCGCTCTTGGAGCCTAAAGGTTCATCTCAGGGACAACCAACTCAGCCGACTAATGATGATGACTATCCATTCTGATTTGAGGTGATGACATGGCAGACGGAGGCTGGATCAAACTTTACAGAGTATTGCTAGATGACGACCTCTGGATTGACTGCACACCAGTTCAGAAGGTCGTGATGATCACGTTGCTGTTGATGGCCAACCATAAGGAACGAAAGTGGATATGGCAAGGAAAAAAGTTTATTGCCAATCCCGGGCAAATGGTCACATCTCTTGATTCAATCAAAGGAAAGTCAGGAAAGGGTGTCAGTATTCGGGCTGTTAGAACGTCTTTGGCCAAGTTTGAAAACGTTGGTTTTTTGACAAGCAAATCGACAAACTCTGGGCGCCTTGTAACCATTGCTAATTGGGCAAAATATCAAGAAGGAGTTGAAGAAGCGACAAACGAATTGACAGGCAATCGACAAGCAACTGACAAGCAACTGACAACTAACAAGAATGTAAAGAATGATAAGAATGTAAAGAATGTAAAGAAAGAAGATAGTCAGCATTCCCGCAAGCGGGAATATGCCGACGAATCTCCTGAAATGATTGAGGCTGTCTATCTCTGGGAAAAGATCAAAGGCAACAACCCAGAACACAGAAAACCAAGCTTGCAAGCGTGGGCTGACGACATTAGAAAGATGCACGAGTTGGATCATCGGCCATTCGATAAGATTCATAAAATGATTGACTGGTGTCAGTTCGATTCATTCTGGCAAACAAACATTCTAAGCGCATCAAAGCTGAGATCGAAGTACGACACCATGGCAGCTCAAGCAAATCGCAAGTTTTCATCTGGTAGACGGGTAGAGCACACGGAAACAAAGGAGAACTGGGGATATGGAGTCGACTAAAGGCCTATTCACACGTGCGGACGTGCAAAAAATAATCGAAAAGCGAGGAATGGACGTTAGCAAGCTGCCAACTCAGGCCGAGATTGAACAGCGCTTCTACGAACGCTCCATGGCCGCATTGAACCGTAAAAAGGCACGTGCCATTTATCGCTACTCAGTCTTCCCCGGAAACGTTCCGGCTAAGTTTACGTTCGAAAAATGGCAGCCTGAACTACAAACGGATCAGCAAAACTCTAGGAATCTGGGAAATAGAGCATACAAGCTTGCAAAACAAATGCAAAAAACGCCTAAGAACGTGATTCTGTTCGGACCGCGCGGGACTGGTAAAACGTCCTTGGCCTTGGCAATGCTAACCGGCTTGCGCGATCAAGACCAGTCAGGGCTATTTATCTCAACAGCAGAGCTGAGTAACCTGATGGGCTTGCAATACGATGCACCAGACGTTCGTAAGCGTTTAGCGGGCATTGAGCGCGCAATGAAAGAGGCTGAGGTGCTTGTTCTGGACGACTTCGGAACAGAGGGCGGTATGAAGCTAGACATCAAGCCAGTGAGACGTGACATGCAAGAGTTGATGTACCGTGTTGCGAATGCTCGTCTTGATTTTGAAAGCAACACGCCTCGTCTATCAACGATCATCACAACCAACAACGAGATGGATGAGCTTGAACGCATGTACAACAGCAAACTCATCAGCCGAATTATTCCAAAATCAAAAGATTGCACCTTGAATTTTGAAAAGCTAACAGACGTAAGGGGGAAAAGATCGTGACAGCAGAAGAAATGACGAATAGATATTTGCAACACTTGGATGAACGCTTACAGGCGTGTGAAGCAATCTTCAGGCGATCGATAAATGATCTTGAACGTGACTATGATGACGGTGTTTTGGACATTACCAAACCACAGTGGAAAGACATTGTAACGCTCGTACAAGCTATTATTTACGCCGATCGGCACACGATCCTTGAAGCAGAAAAAAGTATTCGTGTTGACGGTGATGTATCAGGAAGCCTGAGCCGTTTGCTATGGATTGGTGAAGCCTTCGCAACGCTGGACTTTTCACTGACGCGAAGCATTGAACAGGAGGAATTTTCAAATGCAAGCAATTAAACCAAAAATGATGGTCGGTGATCTAGTTGTGGTGCCTGATCGTGTATTCATGGGCGTGCGTGATCTTGGGGGTGTGGCACGAATCATCAGGATCGAGCGATACAACGTCAGAAAAGCAAATCAAGACATTAACAAGCCTGTTTCTTTTGACGCCAAGGCACCTAAAGAACTAATCACAACGGTTGAGATGGTTGATGGAAAGCAACGTCAATATTATCTGAAGGACGTGAAACCAGCGTGATAAGGCTAACAATACCCGGTGAACCGGTTGCTCAAGGGCGGCCTAGGTTTTCTCGGCGAGGAAAGTATGTAAGCACGTATGATCCTCCCAAATCACGTGGCTACAAAGAATACATCAAGCAGATTGCACGTCAGGAGCTCCATATTGAGCCTCTGACGGGTTCTATCAGGATAAACGTAAAAGTATACAGAGGTATTCAAAAATCAGGTAGCAAGCTTACTAGGCGGAAAAAACAGGACGGCATCATTAGACCAACTGTTAAGCCGGATACAGACAACTATTACAAAGCGGTGTCTGATGCGCTGACCGGGATTTTGTGGGTAGATGACAACCAAATAGTCGAAATCCATGTTGGCAAATGGTACAGCGATCAACCACGTGTTGAGATTGAAGCAGAAGAGATCGATTAAGGAGAAAAAATCATGAATAAAAAATTGACATTTACAGTAACTGTTTTAGCAGGACTTATGTTTGGGGCCGGTGCAACCACCATTGCCGACAATGTTTGGCAAGGTCACCAGAACATCGTGGAGACCAAAAACAATATCGACAAGCTGACGGCTAAGATTCACGCTTCAAAATCTAGCTTGTCCGATTTGCAACATCAGTTGTCTGACGCGCAGGCACAGTATGCGGCCCTAAAACAGCAATATGGAAACGACATGGCAAACAAAGATGCCCAGATTCAGCAAAAGATCGTTGAAGGCCAGCAAGCAGTTGCCCAGAAACAGCCTGAGGTCGATGCTAAGCAACAGACCATCAATGACCTTACATCTAAGTTAGAAGCCGCCAAACAGGCGAACAATGACTTATCACAGGCCATCAAAGACGCACAGAGCATCAAGGACTATTCAGATCAGGCTGTGAAGTCAGTCAGCGCGAAATGAGAGGCATACAAATGTATGTAGTAGCAGGCTTAAATACAGGAACCGCATATTACCGAGCCAAGTATCAATCAGAGCGTATTCGCTGGATAAACGAGAACATGGCCAAGCACACGGAATCGCACAACACCCGTGGCGATGACATTAAGGTAGATATTCCGGAACCGCTGATTATCAAGAAAGTAGAGGACGAAAAATGAAGGTAACAAAGTGCGAGCTCTACAACGATCACTTTCAGAACTTTAAGCGATACGGTATTCCAAAGGCACAGCTTGTGATTGCTGACATTCCTTACAACATTGGGAACAACGCCTACGGGTCAAACCCAACTTGGTATGTTGGTGGGAACGACAAAAATGGCACTAGCAGTAAGGCTGGCAAGACGTTCTTCGATACAGACGTTGATTTCCGTGTTGCCGAGTTCATGCATTTTTGCAGTCACATGCTGGTCAAGGAACCAAAAGAGCGTGGAAAGGCACCGGCAATGATCGTGTTTTGCGCATTCCAACAGATGCAGATGGTTATCGAATATGGGAAGAAATACGGGTTCCAACACAGTTTTCCGCTGATATTCATAAAAAACCAGTCGGCACAGGCTCTGAAAGCCAACATGAGGATCGTGGGCGCTACCGAGTACGCCGTGGTCTTATACCGCGACAAGTTACCGAAGTTCAACAATGATGGGCAGATGGTATTCAACTGGTTCCGGTGGGATACGGACAGTACCTATCCTAAGATTCATCCCACACAGAAGCCTATACCAGTGCTGAAAAGACTGATCGAGCTGTTCACCGATCAGGGTGACGTTGTGATTGACCCGTGTGCTGGCAGTGGATCTACGCTGAGAGCGGCTGCGGAACTAGGCAGATCTTGTTTTGGATTTGAAATTAAGAAGGATATGTACAGGCTGGCAAAAGAGAAAATGCTCAGCACCATGTCTTTGGCGCTTCTGTAAGGAGGACGAAAAATGAGCGAATGGAGAGAATCATTCAAAGGGGTATTTGGTTGGTCAGTAAGTGATGATGGTAAGTGTGTACCACCAGCACAGCATTTTCCGGAGTGCGTCATTGAGCGCCTTAAGTGGGCCGAACGATGGGCCGAGGATGGGCTAACGTTCCAAGGCGCGTTTGACGCGGTCCTTGCAAACAACGAGGAACAGATCGCTAAGGAGTTTGAGCTAGGCGGTGAGTGGTTGCCAACTACGCAAAAATTCCGAGACTGGCGTGACAAGCCCGGCATTAGTGGAATTCGACAGATGCAGATTGCGGTAGCGCTACTGTATGGTTACGAAGACAACAAAGAGGTGACTGACGATGATGATTAAGCTAGACAGCGGTGACTATGTAAACACTGATTTTATTGAACGATTGTGGATGATTAATGAGCATGACGGCTTCATCAGGTTTGTTAACGCTCCAGACGTCCCTATCAGTGAAAACGATCGTGGCCTTATTCTAAAGGCGATGAAGCCAAAGATTATGCTTACTTTAGGTGAATCTGGGAAACTCGAGCCGACTATTTATCATGAAGGTGGAATAGATTATGGTGCCATGGCATTTTCACCATTAATTAATGGCCATGAGGTGACTGACGATGACGACTAAAGCTGACATAGACGCTGCACAAAAGGCAATCGATGCCGCGAACAATGCGATCAACAAACTTGATCTGTGTGGCCTGTATGATTGCGCCTGGCAAGCACATGATGGCTATCAACGCATCATCGATTACAACAAGGAACAGTTGGAGGTGACTGACGATGAGCAATAATGAAACATATACGTCTGGTGGGATTGGTTTCGTCGGACTACTCACGATTGTCTTTATTACCCTAAAGTTAACGCACGTCATCAACTGGAGCTGGCTTTGGGTGCTGTCGCCAATCTGGATTGTATTATTCACATCATGGGCAATTATGGCTATTGTACTGCTTATTATGTGGATTAAAGGAGACAAACTATGAGCAATGAGACGAAGCAAGACGTGTTCAACGCATTAATGGCTGACATGTCACACGGTTCAGAACAATGGCGTGCCAGATATGACGCCGCCCTGCCAGACGAAACCGAAAAGCAGAAAAACTGCCCATATTGTCATGAAACCGACCCACAATCAAAGCATGCACATTACGGCAAAGCTATTTCAGATAAGACAGAATATTTCGATTTTGTTCGCAAAACAAAACTATACAGACGGGTGAAGGCACGAATCAAGTCTCCAGAAAACAAGCACCCAAAGTTGTGTGTCACGCAAATGAACCGGTTCAGAGAAGTTTCAGTTGTTTTGGATAAGGAAATCAGCTATTGCCCAATTTGCGGGAGGAAATTATGAAAGAGACGAAGCGGGACGTGTTGAAAAAAGCTCTTGATTTTTTCGTGATGTGTGGACTTAGGCAAAGCATTAACTATGACATGGAAAGACATCAATACGTTTCAGAATATGACGCCGCGTTTCCAGATAATCTGCCGGTTATTCCGAAAGCGGTAGGCGATGTGATTGTAAAACTCAAACACAAAAAATTCTCTCTATCCGGAGCGATGAGCTACGCCGCAGTAGTTTCTTTATCTCCATGGATGACGTTTGAACATGAGGACACCTTCGCCCTTGCATGGGTGCTAGGTGTATGTATTGTTAAGGAAACAGGAGAAATCGTGAAATTGGAGGAAGAAAAATGAGCCAACTGGATAGGATCGATAAAAAAATGAAATTCAAGATTGTGGGCCGCAATGGCGAAACCAAAATCAAGGAATTCAGGTCTCAGTACGAAGCAGATTTATACTGCGAGCGTCTCAACTATGAGCGGTTGGAACGCCTCGGCTTGATTGAGCATCTGAACATACCAGCAATCGAATTTGAGTAGGAGTACATCACATTGGCAACATCTTTGAATACAAATAGCTATTGGAGGGAAAGCAATGAAATATGGGCCTTACCGTTTCATGTCATGGCTTGGCTTCACATTAGCTCTGACGTCTTCATTTTTACCTGCAAAATATATGAATTTTGGAGCTTACAAAACATTTACTGGCTTGACACTGCTAGCAGTCTTGTTTGCACTTTGGGACATTTCGGATGCAATCAGGGAGGGAAAGCATGAGTAAAAGTAAGGACGTTGACGCTTATCTTCAAGGCGAGTTGTGTGCCAAGGCCGAGCTTGCGACTAAGCTATTGCATGACATTGCTTGGTCTAAATGGACGACTGACGCGATGACTGCGCGTGTCGACCCAATCTACAAGCAAGCCAGGGAAATAAGCTATTGGCTATTAAGCAGTGACGACTGGTACACCGAAAATGAGGACGGAGGCGAATAATTTGGATAGCAAACAAGCATTGGCCAAAAATATTAGGGACAATATATATGAGCTTGGCAAGACACAGTCTGAATATGCAAAAGAGATTGGCATACCAATAAACACGCTTGAATACGCAATATCTGGACGAGGAAGCATTTCACTAAACACCTTGGATAAAATTGCAGATGGAGCTGGGCTTGATTCGTGGGAACTCATCCGGCCTCCTGAAGGCAAATAAAAAAGCGCGTCTGATGAAGGACGCGCCGGAGGCCAAACGTACGATTGAGAGTGAATGAAATCAAAGATTAGGAGTTGGCCTCCGTATACAGTATACCAAAAAGCGCGTCACATAAGCAACGCGCGGGAGATGCTTGAATCAGATTGTTCCCCAACCTATAAGGTTAACACGCATAAGAAAACATCTCCAAAGGTAGTATAGCAAAAGTCGCCCCGGATTAACAGGACGACTCAGTCTATCAAATCGAATTATTTGAACAGCGAGTATATCACAAAAAACAAAAGCGCACCATTACGGCACGCCGTTTCCCCAAACTTTTACAAATTTAATTATACCATAAGGAGTGGACGCAGTGGTGCGAGCAACGAGATATTTTAGCCCAATTGATCATGACAAAACAATTGAAAACGCCAAAGAGGTCTTGGGGAACTACTGGCATCACAAGCGGCTCGCTCAACGCACCAAAATAGCGCTCAGAAGCCCCGTGATGGACGGTATGCCCAAGTCACCCAGCTATGGAAATAAAGCCGAGGAAAAGGTAATATCGCACGCTGACGAGCTGTACTACTTGAATGTTTGCGAAAATGCAATCGATGCCATTGAAGATGAAGACTATCGCACCATCTTGTGGGAAACATACATTATCTCACCGAGCAAACGGCTAACCAATGATGCCATTGTGGCTAAATTAAAAATGGAACGATCAGCTTTTTATATCGCTAGAAATCGAGCACTGTACGCATTTGCTGAGCTATGTCCATTAGTTACCTTGGTAAAAAAGCAGAGTGGACACTTTGCGGACTAATTGCGGACACTTTGCGGACTAATTGCCGGGATTTCCGTCATATGATGGTATTGTGCCAAAGGTGAGAAACCTGAGACACCGCGTTTTTCCTCCGAGCCATGGTGATGATAAAGCTGTGGCAAGGCGTGGCAATGAGGACTGACCGTGATAGTCAGGCGGGTTCGATTCCCGCATGCCACATTGTCCAGTTTAGCGACCGGACACAGCTTGCGATGACCCCATCTGACACTGAGAGAGCGAGCAGCAGACATGAAGCACAGATATCACCTCAATGTAGTATTCCAGTTCATGCTGGAGTACTATTTTTTTGAGGTGATTGAAATGATGAAAACAAATTTATCCGGGATTAAAGACGCGTCGACAATAAATGATTTTATATATGGATTGGATGCTAAAAATTTAATCACGTATTTAGACTGTCTGCTTGACTATGTTCAAAATGACCCGTCATTGATGCAAATGGGACTTACTAGAGTATCGCTTGTTCAACCATATAATGTTTGGGGGATATTAGCGACAAATCAGGTGGTTTTAGGATTAACCAGACAAAAAGCCATACATGGGTTTGAAGAAATATCGTTTTTGAATATGCAAGCACAAAGCATATCTCAAGCACACGAATTATTAGGTATTCATATGGGCCTATACCGAGGGTACAGTCCCCAATTCTTTGTTCAAATACCAGTAAACCTCATATCTAAATATTCTAAGCAATTGACAAGCATTACTGTAACACCGACCGAATCAAAGCTTGCAAAATTCAAAGAACTAGTAAATGATGCAAAAGATTTAAAAGCCAACCTAGAACATAATTCTACCAATATAATCAAGTATTTCGAAAGGAAAAACAACATGATGATTATTGATCCGAAATTTAAGGCGCGTAATATGGTTGTCAATAAGAATAAGATTTTTTATATCTTACCTTTTAGAGAAGAACCACTTAATGCAATGAAAGCGATTGTTGACAAAGTAGGAAATGATGTCAGTATCATAAAATCGGAAGATATGTTTGATCCTAATAGAGGCAATAATATTGTAGAAAATATTTGGCAAGATATTTGCACATCGGCTTTTGCTATAGCTGATTTGAGCTATAAGAACCCAAATGTGTTTTATGAGCTCGGCATTTGTCACACAATTGGCAAAAAAGTTATTACAGTTTGCAACAGAGAAAGCTTTAAAAAAGATTATGGTGAGCATCTTCCGGCAGACATTTCGTCTGAGTACACCGAGTTTTATGACAATGGCTATCAGGGAAACAGCGAACTCGCAAATAGGGTCTCTAGTAAAGTAAGAGCACTACTGGCAATCCGTGCATAGTTACTGATAATAGTCGACTACTAAGCACTCCGCCAAACGGTGAGGTGCTATTTTTGTGCAACAAAAAGGCCCTCTGAGCGATTAACTGAGGGCCTAGCTACCGGTGTTTACTGAGGTGAAACAACGGTACCGAAAAAGAGTATAACACATGTAGCAATAAATCGGATTAAAAAAGCCCTCAGAGACCAGTCCAAGAGCCAAAAGAATGAAAAAACGAAATACTTGTGTGAGCAGCAGCGGTTGACTTGGAGGAGAAAAGACACTACTCACGCATATATTAGCACATTCCTTATAGAAGATACAAAAATAGCCCTCGGTTGGGGGCCGAGAGCCTAAAGATAGGGTATTACAGAGGAGTGAAAATGAGTATCTGTTGGGAACAATTTAATTCTAACTCATCGAAATTTTTTAAGCAACAAAAAAGCTCTCGGGGCCGAATCCGAGGGCTTAAGAACTCGGGAAGTTCTTCATGAGAATGTGAGCAGCGTCATCAAACTGCTCACGGTCATTATATTTCAGGAGGCGAGTAGATGCAATGGACAGATGAACAGATCGGTGACATTAGGAAGCTCGCCTCTGAAGGCTTTACCAGACGCGAGACAGCCGACAAACTCGGGATTAGCTATGATGCGCTTCAAGGTAAAGCAAAACGGCTTGGCATCGAGTTCCAAAAACCAGCAAAGAATGAATACGATTCAGCAAAAACAGATAGAAAGAGCCAACAAGCTGACAGAAAAGTAGCTCTTAATGCTGATGGTAGTCAAACAGTCACGGCCTTAATGAGACTCAAGCATGAGCCAAATAAAGACCCACGAACTTTGATGGAGTTGTGTGGATATGATCCTGATAAGTTCGAGATGGTCTTAGGCGACTACAAAGTGTATGAGCAGCATAGTAACGAAGACGGAACAGTTCCACAGTACAGCATTCATATTCGCGTAAAGCCGAAACAAGGCTTATCGATAAGTGAAATGGTTGAAGCGTTCAATGACAAAATCATTCCGGTCAATTACGGCATGAAGAAATCGGGCGATCGTAACTTAGTCATCCCATTGCCTGACCTGCATTTTGGCTGGACAACATTCGCCGATCTAAGAGACATGGTGAGTCAACTTAGAGAGATCATCATGGACGGCTACAACGAGATTGTGATCGAGCAATTGGGAGATCTATTCCATAGTGATCAGATTCATGCAACACAAACGGTTAGAGGGACACAACTAGATCACGCAAACATGCGTCAGGCATTCCATGATGCTGTGAAGCTGTTTGATCAGATTATTCCGCTGGCAATTGAATATAGCAATCGCGTCTCAATTAAGAGCGTGTTCGGTAACCATTCAGGTGATCTCGAATACGCTTTTCTTTATGCGCTGATAGATCGCTATCCACAAGTACACGTTGATCTCAATGACAGTAATCCGGCAACCGACTGGCGCTGTGCATACTTGCTAGGGCATGTTGGTATTATGCTCGCACACGGAGATGTAGCTAAGGACAAGCTGACAGGGCTTTTTCCATTTGAGTACAAAAAGATATTCAATATGGCAAAAACATACGAACTTCACACCGGCCACTATCATAGCGAGCGGTTTAAAGATGATCGTGGCATTATGTGGCGCCAGCTTGGAACAGCAAAGCCAAATGATCCCTATGAGATTAAGAATGGCTTCACCACGGGCAAGCATTTGCTGTATGCGTTCGTTTATGACGACACGCGATTGAGGTGTACTTATGAACTCAACTAATGCGATGAAGCGAGTCGGTTACGGATATGTAAGCCACACAGAGCAAGCAATCATTGAGAAACTATCGAGAGAAGAGAAACGCATGCAAGCAATCATCTACACGAAGCCACACTGTCAAAAGTGCCGGCGAACAGTATTCAAGCTGTCACGTGTCATGCCAGTGCAAACCATCACAGCAGACGCAGACGACTACGAGCGGTTTCGCAAGCTAGGCTATCGTTCAATGCCAGTCGTAAAAATCTACAAGGCAGACGGCACACATGATGAATGGTGCGACTTGCAGGTTGACAAGATCAAACAATACACGGAGGGATAGAAATGCTTAAATTAGTGAAACGGCTGAAAGAACACTTCTCAGGTAAAAAAGGAACCGACAAGATAAACGCTACGATTGATGTAAACATGAATCTACTTATGGACAAACTTGACAAGACCAAGAACGCGATCGAAAACATCAAGGCTGACGCGACACCGGAAGTTTCACCCACCTTAACTGCGTATGGTCTATGTGATGCTAAGTTGCCTGAGATCGAAGGCATTGATCTACCAGATCATGCAGGATTCAGCGAATCATTCATTGCAGAGCTAGACAAAGCGCTGACTGACTATCAGCAAAAGCTGGATCAGTCACCACGGCACGCAAGCACTCCGCATGTTCGTATCGAATTCGATGACATTAATGATGTGCCTCGTGTTTGGATTGATGGCAAATATATAAGTAGCTTTCCAGATCACGGGCTAGTTCGTCTCAATCTCGAATGGAATGCTGACAAGGGACACATCAAGCCTAAGCATTACTACATCGAATACCTTAACGGTGAAGACACAAGCCCATATCAGTACACAGGTATTGGGCAAACGAATGAAACCGACGAATAGTTCCGCAATTGGATTACACGAGGAGTGATGGGCATGACTAACACATCGTATACGGGAGATGTTCACAGCCACGCTGGTCGTGCACACTTCTATCGTTCACCTGAATGGAAAGCATTGCGCGAACAAGTTCTTGAACGTGACCACTATGAATGTCAATGGTGCAAAGCGGAAGGACGCGTGACTACTGGTAATGACATGACGCTGGAGATTGACCACATCAAGACGCTAGAGGAACGTCCAGACCTAGCGCTTGATCCAGACAATCTACGCACACTCTGCCGCGACTGTCACAACAAGCGACACGGACGATTCAATTATAAACGTTTGGGGAGATCCAAAAATCCGTATGCCAACGATGAGAGATGGTAAAATAACAGACCCCCCGGGTCAAAAAATTCAATGCCATTTTGAAATTCGGGGACCGGTGGACGGGCTCGACTTCCGCAAAAATGTTTCTTTTTTTCGCGCGAGGGGGGGTACCCTATACCAAAAATGGGAGGTGATAATCCATGGACAAGCTAGATAAGCTTAAAAACAGGCTCTTGTCTCAGATAGACAAGACTAATCCAATTGAAACTGAGAAGGTGGATCGATATGTTTCAATGGTTGACATGTTCTACAAGCTTCAAAAAGAAGCTATCAAGCAGCCAATTATTGAAATTGAGAATGGCAGTCAGCATTTCACTAAATCTAATCCTGCTTTGGCTGATATGAACAAGATCAATGCAAGCCTAATTTCACTTGGCAAGGACATGGGATTGTCCGCTCCGCCTGGCATTGATGGAAAGGGTACGGGATATGATCCTGATGATCTGCTTTGATTCATAACAAGTATGTTGATGATTACATCAAGGATTATGAAGAAGGGCACTTGCTGTTTAATAAGGAACGTATTCAGCTTGTTGATTATCTAAAAAAGTCTGTGCTATCTGACGACACACTGCATTTTGACAACGAGCAGATTGAGAACTGCATTAAGTTCAGTGAGAAGTGGTTTTTCAAACTTCAGCCGTTCCAGAAGTTCTTGATTGCGTTCGTTTTTTTGTACCACGAAGACGGGACCAATTATTATGAAGACTTTTTGTGGATGATGGGTCGTGGCTCTGGTAAGAACGGATTGATTTCGGCGTTAGGGACGTTTTTGATATCAGAATTTAACGGTATACCTTCATATAACGGTTCAATCGTTGCTAACAGCGAAGACCAGGCAAAAATATCGGTTGAAGAAATTCACGATGTAATGGAATCAAATCGACCAAAGCTTAGACCCGCATTCTACTGGACAAACGGTCTCATAAAAGCTAAAAAGACCAATTCTACTTTGAGATATCGAACTTCTAACGGCAACACGAAAGATGGTTTACGAGATGGTTTCGTTATCTTCGATGAAATTCATGAATATCAGGATGACAGCAATGTCAAAGTCCACTTATCAGGGCTTGGCAAAAAGCAAAATCCTCGTGTCTTTTATATTGGGACTGATGGCTATGTGCGAGATGGTTTCATTGATACTAAGAAAAAGCAAGCAGCCAATGTCTTGAGTGGAAAGGCTGCACCAGATTTCATATTTCCTTGGATTTGCAAAATCGACGATGTGTCTGAAATTGATGATCCAGAAAAGTGGGAAAAAGCCGTTCCAATGATTGTAAAACCGTTGTCATCGTATGGTAAGACTCTTTATCGGCAAATCAAGAAAGACTACGACGCATTAGTAGAAGCACCCAGCGGACGTGAGGAGTTTTTAACAAAGAGAATGGACTATCCCAGCACGTCAATGAACAGTAGTGTTGCGCCTTGGGAAGAGATTGCAGCAACCAATCAACCGATTCCGCATGATTTGGACGGCAGAGAGGCAATAGGGGCGGTGGATTTTGCCAGTGTACGAGATTTCATTGCCGCTGCAGTAACGATTAGGTACCGAGATAAATTAGTAACCATTGAAAAGCAGTGGGCACGGAAGGGATTCTGTGATCAATATTACGCATACAGTCGAAAGGAACGGATTGCCACACCTAATCAGCGAATCAATATTCCTCTGCACGACTGGGAACGTAGCGGCCTGGTTGAAGTCATCGATGAGCCGTTGATGGACCCGAAACATGCGCTGGCATGGATGCAACAGATGGCTCAGCGATTCAACATCAAAAAGGTGGTCATGGATAATTACCGAGCCCAGATCATGCGAAAAATGTTTGAAGACGGCGGCTTCGATGTAGATATTATTTACAATCCTACTTCAATCGACGGGTTGCTCGCATCGATTATCGACGATGGGTTTCCGCGCCATAGATTTATTTGGGGAGACAATCCAATGCTTCGTTGGAACACGCAAAATGTGTTGGTTAAGGTCAACAAAGCAAACGGAAACAAGTCTTACGAGAAGAAAGAGGAAACCCGTCGCAAGACAGACGGTTTTAAGGCTTTTGAGTATACTTTGTACCGAGCAAATGAATTATCCGATGTGGACGTCAGCGAATCGCTGGCGTTTTTGAATGACCTCGACTTCTGAAAGGAGGTGAAAACGTGAGTTTCAACTTATTTGATTTGTTCACGCAACGTAAAGATGCCAGCTTTGCCTATGATCTCGATTTAATTGGCGGACAGCAGACGCAAGTTTACCTGAAACAGTATGCATTAAATACGTGTGCTTCTTTTTTAGCCAGAACGGTTTCTCAGTCCGAGTTCAAAACTAAAAACGCTTCGCTTTATTACAAGCTAAATGTCCGGCCAAACTATAATCAAACAGCGACGAGCTTTTGGCAGGAACTGATCTTTAAACTAATCACAGATAATGAAGTGTTGGTCGTTCAAGACGATACAGGCGACCTACTGATTGCTGACAGCTATGTTCATAATGTTAAGGCAGTATATCCTGATACGTTTTCTGGAGTGGTGGTCAATGACTATCAGTTTCAGCGTGTGTTTGGAATGGATGACGTGTGGTTCATCAAATACAACAACGACAACCTAACCACATACACAAATCAGTTGCTGTCCGACTATGCTAATTTATTCAGCCGCATGATTAGTTTTGCCATGCGTAACAAGCAGCTAAGAGCAACGGTGGATTTCTCAGGCGTTACAAGTTTTGATAGCCAAACGCCTAAAGATGATGCGAATGGCAATAAGAAAGAGAATCCAGCTCAGAAATTTATTGATAAGCTCTTTAGTGCATTCAGAGACAACGACATTGCAATTGTGCCTTTACAAAAGGGTATTAAGTACGACGAAGTTTCGAGCCAGTATAGTGGCGCAGATCAGGCATTTTCTGACATTACTGCTGCACGTAAAGAGGCAGTTGACAGCGTTGCCGAAATTCTAGGAATTCCACCAGCATTGATTCACGGTGCACAGGCGGAGGTTGATCAGAATCAACAAGAACTATTAAATTTCTGCATTGCTCCGCTTAATCAAAAAATTGAGGATGAGTTAAATGCCAAGGCTGTAAGTCAGTCTTCATATGATCAAGATAAGGTCACCGTTTGGGGACTGAATAAGCCTAATGCTCTTAATCTTAGCGATGCAATAGACAAGCTAGTATCAAGCGGCGTATACAATCGTGACACTGTGCGAAGCTGGTTTGGCGATGATCCAATTCCAGACGGAAGCGGCCAAAAATATTACATCACAAAGAACTATGAGGAAGCAACGAAGGGAGGTGATAATGATGACGACAGTAATTCCAATTAACACTCAGCTTGTTGATGATGAGACTGCGAGTGTCATGAAGTCATGGGGACTGGATTTAGTAGCTCCAAACGCGATCCGTGAAATGCTTCCGACTGATAATTCAGACGTTGTAGTCGAAATTGATAGTCCAGGTGGATTGGTTACCGCCGGGAGCTCAATTGCGACGCTTTTGAAAGACTATCCCGGAACTGTAACGGCTAAGATTATCGGTCAGGCAGCATCTGCAGCTACAGTAGTAGCACTGTCAGCTGACAAGATTATGATGGCACCGACGGCTACATTCATGATTCACCGTGTGTCAGTCTCTGGCATTTCTGGAAACTCGGGTGATCTTGACAAGTACAGCGATGTTCTTTCAATGCAAGATAAACAATTTGCTAACTTGTATGCATCAAAAACCGGAAAAACAGCTGATGAGATGCTCAAGCTAATGGCGGACGAAACGTATATGTCAGCACAACAGGCCAAAGATATTGGATTTGTTGATGAAATTATGTTTGAGGAGCAGCCTACCTTGGTAGCGGGGCCAAAAACGATGCTGACAAAAGAGATCGTTGATGCTCTTAAGGAGTATCGAGAAATCAAGGACAAGCCAACAGAACCGGATGTAAAGATTGACACCGATGAATTAGCAGAAAAGCTTGCAAATAAATTGAAATCCCATGAGGAACCTAAGCAAAGCAAGTTTGCAGGGTTCCTTTTTTAATACGAAAGGAGTCATAAAAATATGACTATGAGCTTTAAGAATTTAGATACCTTTGCGGAAAAACAAAAGGCATTCGCAGACATTGTCAAAAGTGGTGGTGATGCTGAAGCCCAAGGCAAGGCGTTTGGCGAAATGATGGACGCACTGTCCACTGATCTCAACAGCTTCCAAGAAAAGCTGAAGAATAAGACCCAAGAGGAAATTGATAGCATCATCGCGGCAAACACCGGTGATGTAAAGATGACCCAAGACGAAGTTAAATTCTTCAATGATATCTCGACTGATACTGGGTTCAAGAACGACCAGCTTATTCCACAAACCACTGTGGACAAGATTTTCGAAGATCTGACTTCTAATCACCCTCTGCTGCAAGCAATTGGTTTGCAGAACAACGGTGTGCGCTTGAAAATCTGGAAGTCTGATGCTACAGGTGCCGCTGTATGGGGCAAGATTTTTGGCGATATTCAAGGGCAGCTTGATGCTACGTTCACGTCTGTTGATGCAGAAATGAGTAAACTGACGGCATTCGTAGTGCTGCCTAATGATCTTGATTCATTCGGTCCGGCATGGGTACGCACATACGTTACTACCCAAATCACCGAAGCGTTTGCGGCCGCATCTGAATCTGCTTTTGTCGATGGCGATGGTAACAGTAAGCCAATTGGGCTTGATCGCGATCCGTCAAAAGGTGCCACAGCCGATGGCGTGACAACCTATCCTGTTAAGGCTGATGCAGGCACTGTAACTCTCAAAGATGCTGACACGGCAAAGTTTGAACTGATGGCCATCATTAAGGCTCTGTCCAAGAAAGCAAACGGCAAGCCTGTAGTTGCACGTGGAAACACCATTTTGGTTGTACAGCCGGGTGCTTCGCTTGATTTTGAACGTGCAATGACCATGCAAAACGTTAATGGTCAGTGGGTATATGCGCTACCATATGGCATTCAGATCATTGAATCTCAGTACGTTCCAGATGGGAAGGCTATTGCTTTTGTTAAAGGCCGTTATGACGCATACATGGCTGGTGGCTTAAACATCTCTGACTTTAATCAAACATTGGCTATTCAGGATGCAATCCTGTTCACTGCTAAGCAGTTCTTCTATGGTGCACCAGCAGATAGTAATGCTGCACTTGTCTATGCACTTAATATTACTGATCCAAGTGCTGCAGCTGCTTCAACGGGGGAATAGTATCCCCCGTTGAAGCGGGGGTAGACAGCAACTCCACCGTTGCACAGCTTAAGTCATACCTCGATTCAAAGGGAATCAGTTACCCAAGCAATGCATTAAAGGCAGATTTACAGAAACTTGCGGGGGTGACACCAGATGAATGATGATCAGGTTGAATCGCTTTTGACAGAATTTAAAGCTCGAATGAGCATTTACCACTCATCAGAAGACGCTGAGCTTAAAAACATGCTACAAGCCTCGTACGATGCAGTTAATCGCATGACTGGAGTGTCTGATATCACCAATAACCAATTCAAAGAGCTTGTCATTGAACGCACTAGGTATGTCTACAATGATCAGGATGAATTTTTCGAAGACAACTTTCTGTCTACGATCATTGGCCTAAGCCTGCAAGCATACGGTGAGGAGGACGATGACAATGGTTAGTCGCCCAAGCTTTCAGTATCAGCCTCCCAAAGTCGATAGTGGAAAATTAAGAATACCGATCCACTTCTATGCTCAAGATGTTGGCGATTCACCAGAGCCGACAGACATTGAGCCTAAAGAAGTGTTTTTTTGTCTTTGCGATGCCTATTCGCCAAGCAATAAAGACAAGGTGGTTCTTGATAGCCACGAGGTTGACCTAGGCGTAACAGTGATTATCCGAGACACCAAAGGGGAGTTCATTCCTAACAACAAGATGACAGCGTTTATTGACGACTCTCGTTATCAGGATATTAAGGAATGGCAGATTGAAGAAGTTCGCCATGATTTTGAAACCAATCGGTTCATTACGCTGGTATTGGGGGCGAAGCAATGACAGTAACTTTGGACGTTAAAGGTTTAGAAGACTTAGAAAACAAGCTAAGTCAAAAATTTAGTGATCGCAAGGTTGCTAAATATGTCAACAACGCGTTAACCATCGCTGGCCGGTATGCAGTTGTTGAGCTTAAGCAAGCTGCAGCAAGCTATCGAGACACTGGCGCAACGGTCAATGAAATTACTGCGGGAAAGCCACGGCTTCGTGGTGGGGTTCGCAATATCAAGATTGGGTGGTCTGGTGATGGTTCAAAACAACGGTGGCGCTTAGTTCATCTCAACGAATTTGGGTACACCCGAAACGGGCGAACGTATGCTCCAAGGGGCATAGGAAAAATTCGGTCATCCTATGATGAAATGCAGCCAAAGCTTAAAGAGCTAGAAGCGGCTGAATTGAGGAAACTGCTATGAAAGACATGCTGAACACGATTTATACAGAGATACGTGGTGATCCGCTAGTATCTCAGTACCCGATTAAGTATTACGACTATCCAGAGGCAGCTTCTAAGGAAACGTTTGTTCTCATCAAACCGTTATCTCCTCCAACAGCTGCTTTTGGTGCCAGTGATAAAGAATTAGCACAACAGCTAACTTACCAGATTGATGTGCAATCCGGTGATCGCATGCTGTGTAAGCAGATACAACAAGCAATCAAAAAACACATGTACTCGTTAGGCTTCTCGCAATTATCCGAGGGGCTTGACGAGTTTTTTAGTGACACGAAACGGTATGTCGATGCACGGCGATATCGAACTGTCACACAGCTTTATGACGCTAACTATTAGAAAGGAGTCATCACATGACTTTAGTACATTTTCCACGCATGACCATTCAGCCCTTTGACGCTAAAACGGGCGATGCTGACGGCGATCCAATCGTTGTCCAAGGTGATCCAAATAAAGGTGGTACTATCACTGCCGAAATTTCTGGATTGTCTAGTAATCCACTGAAGACAGCTGCATCAGATATTGAATATTGGATTTCACAAGAAGGCGTTGGTGAGGTTTCGGTAGACTTCACCCTGATTGACTTGCCATTTGACGCAGAAGCGAAAATTCTCGGTCAAAAGACTACCGAAGCAGGCATTACCTATGTGGGTAATGACACTAACCCACCATACTGCGGCGTTCTTTTGGAAGCAGAAAGTTTGGCTGGGGACAGCGCATACTTAGGCTTCTTCCGCGGCAAGTTTGCCAAGGACAAAGAAACCTTGAATACACAAGATCCAGCTGACAAGAAGGCACCAGAAGGCGATAGCTATACGTTTACTGCGGCCGGTTCACCTGATGATGGTGATCAAAAAGGCGAGTACGTTGCTAAATATGTCGGGTCTGATGCAACAGCTATTAGCACGGTGAAGGCGCAGGTTTTAAAGGCAACCCCAAACCCGTAACGGTGTCTGGGGTATCTCTGACACCGGCAACAGCGAGCGTGAAAGTTGGATCAACCACCGCATTGACGGCTACAGTTAGTCCAACGGATGCAACTGACAAGTCTGTTAGTTTTGCATCAAGCAGCACAGCAGTCGCTACTGTCAATGCTAATGGCGTTGTAACTGGTATTTCGGCTGGATCTGCTACCGTCACTGTGACGACACACGATGGAAGCAAAACAGCAAGCACTGCGGTAACCGTAACTGCTGCTTAAAAATACAATTGTCGCCTCAGAAATAAACAATGCTGATTGAATTCAGGGCGGCATCTAACAGAAGGAGACTTATCATGCTGAAACTTGATTTACGTAATAAAGATGGCAAAGTTGAGCACTTTCAAGAAACATTCGTGCCCGCTTTAAAATTGATTGAAGGCTTAAAACTAACTCCCGAGAACTTTCCTGATCTAGATGAATCAGATTGGATGGAAAAAAACGCAGAATTTATGGCTTCTTGTTTTGAAGACAAAAGCGTAACTAAGAAACGAATTTTAGACGGTGTTGCCGCTTGGGACTTCAACAAAGTATTTAACACCTTCAATCAGCAGCTTTTCGGGATTGACCCAAAAAAAGCGGAAGCGAGCGAATCAGCAGAAAAGAAGCATTAAATCAAATCTACAAAATGATTCGTTCGGTCGTTACAAACGTTCCGGGGTTCACGATCAATGACATTATGAAAACTGATTGGGAGACGCTACAAGAGGTGCTGCTACAAAGCGAACCCGAGAAAGAAAAGGCAGTCTCACTTGCTGACTTTATCAAATCAATGTAGGAAGGAGGAAACAAATTGGCAGAACCATTAGGTCAAATGATGATTGAGCTTGGGCTTGATGATACCAAGTTTGGTAACGGTCTGAAGAACGCCAAGTCACAATTGAAGTATTTCGGGTCTGAGATGAAAGCTCAGGCCTCTTTTTATGACGCTTTTGGGAGTAAAGTAGACGGCTTAAGTGCCAAAGAGCAGAGCTTGACCAAGATGATTGCTGCGCAGTCAAAGGTCGTGGCCGAATCTAAAAAGGCATATGATGGATCACTGACATCAAGCGGTGAAATGACAAAAAGCTCAGCTAGACTAGCGGCTAATTTTGAAGCTGAGCAGTCAAAACTCGCATCACTGGCTAAACAGTACATCAGTACCGCGCAAGCAGAAGCGGAAATGAGTGTTAAAACAACCGGTGTCACCGGTGCAATTAACAAGCTTGGTACGGCTCAGATAGCTATTGGCAATCGCATGAAGTCACTTGGCGATAGCATGACTACTGGCATCACGGTGCCTGTAGCTACGGCTTTTGTCGCTGCTACTGCCAAAGCAATCAAATTTCAAAATCAGCTTCTAGTAATTAAGAACTTGCTTACTACTGGTGGTGAGTCAGCAAAAGAAGCCATTTCTGGCGTTAACAAGATGCAATCAGACGCCATTCAATATTCCGATCATTACGGTGTATCTGTTGAGAAGATTTCAGCAGGATATGAAGAGCTTGTGCGGCGTGGTTATACTTCGAAACAGGCTATAGCTGCCATGAAAACAGAACTTCAAGGTGCTTTGGCATCAGGCGATGATTTCAACGATGTTGTTTCTGTGGCATCATCCACGCTTGAATCATTTGGTATGAAGTCTAATAATACTGCAACTATGACTAGAAACACCAAGACAGCTGTCAATGAGCTTGCTTATGCGGCTGATTTGACAGCAACGGACTTCCAGTCCCTTGGTGTTGGCATGTCATATGTTGGTGCTACTGCTCATCAAGCTCATTTTACCCTGTCAGAGACTGCATCCGCCTTAGGTATCTTATCAAATAACGGTGTGGAGGCCGATAAAGCTGGTACTGGACTACGTAAAGTTATTATCAGTTTGAACACCGCTATCAAGAACATTGGAACTAAAAAAGATGTTCTTGGAGCTCTAGGCATTAAGAAAGACGAAATTGTTGCTTCTAATGGCAGTCTAAAGAGTTTAAGCACCATTATGGAAGTCCTTAATCAGCACACCAAGGACATGAGCGCGACTAAAAAAGCAGCTGTATTTAACAGTCTTTTTGGTACCACTGGTCAACAGGCCGGTATTATTCTCGCACAAAATAGCAAACAGTTGGCCGAATTAAATGATCAGGTTGATAAGGCTGAGAAAAAGAACTATGTGGGTAGCCTATCGGAAAAGAACCTTAAATCTGCTCAAAATCAATTAAAAGTTCTACAGCAAAACGTTGAAAACTTAGGAATGACACTTGCACAAAAAGTTCTGCCTAGTGTGCAGCCTATTATCAAGGACCTGACTGATGCTGTTAATTGGTTTGGTAAGCTGAATCCACAGGTCCAGCAAAACATTGTTAAGTGGGGGCTGTTGGCTGCGGCCATGGGCCCAGTGCTTAGCATTGGTGGAAGACTAACTATAGGGCTTGGAAAATTAGGCACCTCATCAGTTGGCCTTATTGCAAAAATAGCCGGATTGGGTGCTACATCGCAAGCGGCAAAAACGATTATGGGTCAGTTAACAGATGCAACAGGCAATGTTGTAGGCACCTTGACGAAAGCTGGCGGTGCCGCAACCAATACAGGTGGCTTAATTGGAAATCTAGCCGGAAGAATGACTGTTGCCGCTGGTGAAACAGGCGTTTTAGGAAGCGCGTTGACCCCGTTAGGGCTTGGAATGATAGCTGTAGCCGGTGCGGCAACGATTGGTGTCGTTGCTTGGGAAGGCTTCGGCAAACAGATGGTTGAGTCTTCCAATCGTGCTTCGCGATGGGGATCTGACATCGGCAAAACGGCCGATACTGCGGCAACTGAAATGTCACAATACCAAAGCAAAGTTGATGTTGCCATGTCTGGGGCATCCGGTTCCGTCTCTAGCAATGCAAAAACTATTAACTCAGCATTCAGCAGTATGATTACATCTGCTCAAAAGGCAAGCAAGGCTCAGAAAAAGGCTGCTGATGATGTTGCCAAGGCTATTGGTGGAGAAGCCGCTGCTGCTCTTGAAGAAGAGGCTGGCAAAGAAGAGTCCGCTCGCAACAAAGAGATTGCGAAGATGAAGTCATATGCTAAAGAAGCGCATGACATCTTAAAGAATTCGGCCGATAACAACGTTGCTCTTAATGCAGAACAACGCATTAAGATTGGCAATATTCAGGATGAAATGGCCGAAGCTCAGATTAAAACACTTGGATTAACGGCAAAACAGCAACGTCAAGTGCTTGCTGCTGAGCTAGGCGAAACCAGCAAGATGTCCGTAAAGCAATTGTCATCAATGGCAAAGTCCATTGGTGATGCTTCGTACCAAGAGATGTCGAGCTATGAGCAAAGGCTTAAAGCAATCAATGGGAATGCACAGCTTTCTGAAACTGAAAAAAACGTGGCCATCGAAGCTCTTGAACGGGAACACATTGCAACGATGGATAAGCTCGGCGGAGACTATATCAGAGTTGCTAAAGCACAAGGTAAGTCACATTCTGAAATCATTTCTGAGCTGACACAACAGTATGGATTTACTGCTACGCAAGCCGCTGAAGCGTGGGATACGTACAACAGTAGAACTAAGGCCGCAGCAGATCAAACTAAAAAAGCCGTCAGCGTCTCATTAGATGGCTTATCTGGCTCTGTCAAAAAAGCTGCTGAAAGTTGGAACAACCTGAAACTGACAGATAAAAATGGCAAAGTTAAAACCAATGCCGTTGAAGAGGTTCAAAAGGCCGTTAAAAGTGGCAAGACTTGGAATGCTATTCAGCTTTTGCTACAAGAAGGCAAAATGACAACAAACGCTCAAGACATGGTTGCAAAAGCCCTAGCTGCTAACAAGCAGTGGGACGACTTGCAGTGGATTCAGAGTGATCTACATTTGTCTTCAAATGCTAAAGAGCAAGTAGCAAGCGCCATGATTGCTAACAATCAGTGGAATGTATCTGACTGGAAGGAAGCTCAGATATGGGCAATTAACAAAACAAATAGTGCGACAATTGAAGCCCTTGCAAACGTAGGCAAATGGGATAGCTTGACGCCTAAACAGCAGCAATTAATTGCGCAAGCCAAGACAGGAGCAGCGTTGCAAGAGACCCTAAAAGATCTGGGCATATGGAACGATGTGTCATCTAAAGTACGGCAAGCAATTTTGAAAGCTATTGACGAATCTACGCAACCCGCAGCACAAGCTAAGCGAGCTGTTGATTCATTTGTTGAGCAAACCAAAACATCTGTTTTGAAAACTATTTATGTTGAAGAACATGTCACGCAGGGGCGAGCTTTTGGCGGTTCAGCAAACATAGCAACACGAGCTAAAGGTGATTCTAATTTTACCGGCGGCCTCGCAATGGTTAACGATCAAAAAGGTCCAACGTTCCGTGAAGCTATTTTTCATCCTAATGGTGGAATTGAGATTCCATTTGGTCGCAATGTGATTAGGCCAATTGAAAAGCATGCTCAAATTGTCCCTGCAGGGATGACGGCTAGAATGTTTCCAAAATTACCTCAATACGCCAATGGTAAAGACATTCCAGCAAACGCAACAGCGCTTAGCCTAGCAAATCAAGTGACGCAATCGTTGGTTGGTCAACAACCAGTTAGTGTCAGCAATTCATTAGACACAAAAAATCTTGAAAAATTGCTTATGTCGATTCAGTCTATGATGTCCGCACTGATGCAACGCGACACAACTGTCGAAGTTGGCGGACGCGTAGTTGCACAAGTTCTGTATCCATATCTTGATCAGATACAAAAAATTAGCGACAAGAGACAGGCACGAGGAAGGGGCATCACAAGTTGAAAAAAGTTATTACGGTAACATTCGGAGATGTGGATTTGTCTCCTTATTTTATCGTGTCAAATGTTACAATGCCTTTTTTATATAAGGACAACAAATACGACCAAGTCGGCCTATCTGATGGGGAACAACTGACTTATTCGCGCAATGCTAAAACACCAATTACAATTGAAGGCACAATACTTTCCGAAAATTCAGACTTAACAGTTGCTGAAACGCGAGATCAGCTTATTTCATTGTTAAGTGGAAACGTGACAAAGCAATTGAAACTATCAAATTATCCAGGCCGCTACTTCGATGCAATATTTGAAGGAACACAGGAATATGATGGAACATTTGATTATATTGCTAAAGTTGATTTGGTATTCATGGTTCCCGATGGTATCGCCCACTCGGTAGCCACGAAGACGTTTGACAACATGCCATACAAGGACGTGCCAGTGAATTTGCTTACGGGTACAAGTGATCAGGAGACAAGTGGAACAGTTGATCTAAATAATTGGAACGCCCCGAGTCAACACCCAAATATTTCAGTAACTCCTGGTCAAAAGTTTGCATATCAAATTTTTATAACAAATGATAATACTGTTGACTTGACTGCTGGTGTTGATGTTTTTTCAGGAACAGCATGGAAAGCCACATATGTGGGCAACGTCATCAAGGCTGGCACTTCTGGCTATTCATCTGTTACGTTCACGATTCCTTCGGGAGGTGATAACATTGTTGCCAATGCTGCAAGACTTGTGACAGGAGTTCCTAATGCAAAAACAACGGTTTACTGGCAAGAAGAAAAGCTTAGTGCTGGTACCACCGTTTCTCCTTGGTCGCCTAACCCAGCTGATCCTGAATATTATACCGACACCATCACGGTGCACAATGGCGGCACTTATCCTGTCGAGCCAGTTATTACGGCAACTATGCACGCTGATAACGGCATGGTTGGGCTTGTTAATGATCGCCCAGGCATTCTTCAATTCGGTACGCAAGAAATTGATGGTTTCACCACCGAAGAAAGCGAAGTAGCACTTGATTTGGCAGCTGTGCAAGGATCACATATGGATAATCAAGCTGCCACAAACAATCCCTATTGGGGTGGTGATCCTAGTATGCCTAATGAACAGATTGGCAACGCGATTTGGACTCATGACGATTATGATGGCTGGAAGGTTGAGCCTAATTGGACCAGTATTACTGGCGACCACAAGTATTGGAACGGTCCTTCAATCAAGCACAATCTCGTCCAGACGCATAACGGTAACTTCAAGAGCAATCTGACCTGGGATGTCATGACACGCTTCCAAACTGGGGTAGCACAGGTAGGTGCGCTCGAAACAACGTTAGAAAGTGACGGCAAGCCAATCTTTCAGATGATACTGAAGGATAATAGCGCATTGTCCGATCAGATTTGGTGGATGTGCTACTACAAAGATCAGCTAGTCGTCAATGAACAGTTGGATCGCAGCATTTTCACTAATGACAAGTTCATTCAGTTGGAATTACAGAAATTTGGTAATTCAGTTGTTTTCCGAGTGTCTCCATGGGTTGGCAATCAAGGACGAGAGACGACTATTACCCGTCAATTCACTTTTGCGGACGCTGCTAGTGTCGAGACCAAGCAATTTTCCGCGTGGTTCATGCGTGACAAGACATGGGGCGAATCGACCATGTATCTGATTGCGTCCACCGTCAAATGGCAGAACGTTAGCTGGTATACGAATATCAAGAATCGTTTTAGCAATGGTGATGTTCTCAAGATTGATGTGGCGAACGCTAAGACGTACTTGAATGGTTCTCTTGACCCAACCATGCACACGCTCGGTAATCAATGGGAGCAATTTGAACTGCCACCCGGTGATACTGAGATTACTATCACGCCCTCGAGCTGGGCACAACCATTTGCATGTGAAGTCGAGATAAGGGAGGCCTGGCTATAAATGGAGTATTACTTTGCAGATCGAAAATCAAACATTTTAGGTGTTGGGTCGACTGATGGCAAAGGCGAATGGCGAATTGACAACGATATAGAAACACAAAGTGTTGACAATCGTCCTGCGGTCGAGCTTTCTCTTGATATTCACTTCACGACTGATCAGGAACAAGCAGTCAATGAGATGGCTAAAGCAACCAACTTCATCATGTATCAAGATGAAGAAGGTAACGCTCACCAAATGGTGATTGAATCGGTTGACCATGATTCACTAGGCCACATTCACTCAATTGTTGCCAGCGATGCTGGTAATGATTTAATTAACGAAACCGTTGGCGCGTTCAAGGCCGACAAGCCATATACCATCGCTGACTACATCACAAGGTTTACAAATGATTCTGGCTGGGAGATTGGCATCAACGAATTTCCTGACAATGTTCGAACACTCGAGTGGACAGGCGAAGAATCGTCGTTGGCTCGCATTATTGCCGTGGCAAAAGATTTTAATGCAGTGCTTAGTTTTGGCTTTGAGTTTGTGGGAACCAACTTGGTCAAGCGTGTCATTAACATTCGGCATGAAACGGCCGGTGACAGCTTGATCTCTTTTGAAATGAATAAGGACATCAACAACATCGTCACGCACCTCGATACCTATGACATGGAAACATCGATTAAGGCTTACGGAGCGGTGCCAGAAAGCACGGATGGATCAACTAATAAGGACCCAATCAACTTGATCGGCTACAACTGGACTGATCCAACGGGACAGTTTGTGCTTGATCAGTACGGGTTCTTGCACGATACCATTGCTGTGCAGAAATATTCGCGCTTGCTAAGCAACAGCAACCCTAACCCAACACAGTCTGACTGGAATCGGGTTAAAACGTTTGATTCAAAAACGCAGGCCGAACTTTTGCAGGCAGCCTTAGCAGACTTGAAGAAATACAATCATCCGAACGAGACTTACGATATTGATTTGGTTAATTCGCCATACGTACCGTTGAATCAAACCGTCCACATTGCCGATGAGAATCAACAGCTATTCTTGTCTGCCAAAGTGTTGAGCATTCAGCGCAGCCGTGCTAACCATTCTGTCAAACTGACTTTGGGTGAGTTTGCTCATGAAACAGTCAGCTTTGACCAACGGCTCAGCGATCTTGCCAACCAGATGTCGAATATCTCAAAAACCGTTCAATACTACCCATGGGTTCGCTATGCCGATGACAATCAAGGAACAAACATGAGCGCCTTCCCAACTGGTAAAAAGTACATGGCAACCGTTTGGTCAAATAAGTCATCCGTGCCAAGTGACAATCCGGCTGATTACGCCGGCAAGTGGGCATTGATTCAGGGCAAAGATGGTGCTGATGGTGTTCCGGGTGCTAAGGGTGCAGATGGCCGTACAAGCTACTTTCACACTGCTTGGGCGAATGATGTAAGTGGCCAAAGTGGGTTCACGGTGTCTGGTGGCGATGGAAAAAAGTATATTGGAACGTACAGCGACTTCACACAGGCAGATAGTACCAATCCGAGTGATTACAACTGGGCGCTTTTCAAAGGCGCGGACGGTGATGTGGGACCCAAGGGTGATCAAGGTTTGCCCGGTGCAAAGGGCGCTGATGGTCGTACTGCTTATGCCCACTTTGCTTACGCAAACAGCCAAGACGGCAAGACCGACTTCTCAACTACTGATTCTAACCGTAAGTACATTGGTTTCTACAGCGACTTCACATCTGGCGACAGTACGAATCCAAGTGACTATAGCTGGTCACTGATTAAGGGTGCGGACGGTGCTGATGGTAAAGATGGGGTGCCGGGTAAAGCAGGTGCCGATGGCAAGACACCGTACTTCCATATTGCATATGCTGACAGTAGTGATGGGAACACTAACTTTTCATTAGATACACCGGGTTCCAGAAAATACATCGGTAGTTATACAGATTTCACACAAGCCGATAGCACTAATCCAGCGCTTTATTCTTGGCAACTAGTGCAGGGGCCAAAGGGCGATACTGGTCCTCAAGGCCCTCAAGGGCCACAAGGACCACAGGGACCGCAAGGTGTTCCCGGAAGCAAGGATGTGCCATACACGTACATTCAGTTGGGAACACCCACAAGCCCCAAGAAAGGCGACCTATGGTGGCATGGGACAACGCTTAACGATGCCACAGCATTACAGTATTACAATGGGACAGCTTGGGTTGATCAAAGTATTCAGCAGGCGGTTCTCAGTATAAAAAAGCTGCAATCAATTGAGGTTGATACCTCAACCTTCAATTCGCCTGACATTAATTCGCCCTTCAACCATGTTCAGATTGATGGCGCCAAGAGTTCTGGCAATCTTGAACTCAAAGACGCAAGTCTTAGCATACTGGGCAACATCGAAGACAATAATGGTAATCCCAACGGTCAATACTACAAATCACTTTTTAGTCCAAAGGGTATGTTCAACTACATCACGACACCCGATCGACAGGGGAGCGTGTCGTCAGTTGCACTCCAACGTGGTGCACTTCAGTTACAAACATTGATCAGTGACCCCAGTGCCGCTACCAAAAAATATATTCAATCTGAATTCACTTCCGAAGACAACGTGACATTTTTCCATGTTGATACAACCCCAGCAAGAAATATTGATATTGATTGGGCATATATTTACTACACAAGACGTGGCAATTTAGTGACCGTCAACTTTCAATTTCACACAATAGCTAATCAATACAATTATTTGAGGCTCGCAGATATTAGACCTGGTTACACACCTTATTTGAAAGACAAAGTTGTTGCAAGCTGTTCTAACTTTTCAAATCCAAGTAGTTCGTCAGCTATCTATTCAAGTACACCTAGTGGTGGGACTGTGGGATGGTATGGTGCTCTTACTCATGACTTTGGTAGTTGGGGAGGATCTGTTTCTTACCTAACCTTAGATGACTATCCAACGGGGGATACATTTTTTAACTAGGAGGCAATTATGAAATTAAAAGTGTGGACGGATAGCAATAATCGGCTGCTTCATTGGGCATATGCTGATGAAAACAGACCAGTAGGGCCAACCGATGAAGGATTCGAGGTTATTGAAGTTGACGATGCTGTTGGCTTGTATGAGAACCATGCCAGCGTTATTGACGGCCAAGTCGTTCCTGATACTGGCTATGATCCAGACACTGCCAGTCCTACACCTGAGCCATCTGAAGCTGACTTAGCAAATGCTGAAACTATGAAGACGGTTGCTAGTCTAACTGTGTCAAACGCAGCTTTGATAAAGCAGGTGGCAACATTGACCAAGGAGGCAAAATCGTGAACGCATATAAACCATTGATTATCAGTTACTATCAGCAAGGGATCTACAACAAGGATGACTTAGCCTTATTCGTGAGTGTCGGATGGATTAGCCAAGCAGAAGTAGATGAGCTTGTTAAGCAAGTCGCCAGCAAAAGCTAGCGGCTATTTTTGTGGAAGGAAGTGATGACAATGCTTAACAAAATAAGAGATCACCCGACACACACAGCACTCGCCATTGGCATGATTGCCGTTGGCTTGTTTCTAATCATCAATGACCATTATTTCATTTGGCCCCCACATTACTCTGACTGGTTAAACGATGACATTGTGGGGTTTTTGTTTGTCATTGATGGACTCGGGATTGGGGGTTGGGTGCTATGGGAAAAACAGTTAGCGGTGACCAATCGTCTGTTGCTCACAACTACCAGCTTTTTAATGTCTTTCTTGACAATACTGCAATTCCTGACCTCAATCTCAACTGGAATTTACTCAAGTTGGATCAGCAATGCGATTATAACAGCCTTCGTGCTGATTCTGGCACGAAGGAGTGACAGCCGTGACGGCAGCGATAACTAAAATTATTGTTGATTTTGCCCCGTATCTTGCCGGTATAGCATCGGCCGTTATTGCCTTCATGACCTACCGCGAGGGTAAACGGAAGAACAGGCATGATGAGCTTGAGGACATGAACGACAGATTACGCGCAGACAATGATCGATTGAGACGTGAGAATGAGCGTCTCAGAAAGGAGACAAGCAAGCAATGAGGAAGCTATATCTTGGCAACGGCGATAAACAGTTCAAATTTGCCGATACCACAACCGAAATACATTTGAATGCGTTCGATGATGGCAGCGCAGCAACCCTAACAGCAGATGCAAAGGTCAGAATCAAAAACGACTCCGGATATTTGCTTGGGATAAGTGCCAGCATCACGAACAATCATGCCATCATCACTAGCGGACAATTGGCTCAATTGCCAGTCGGGTGCTATTTGCTTGAGCTGTGGGACACTGTAAACGGCGGCACTGCAATCTATCCTAGTGATGGATTTTTGGCACTTCAAATCAATGAGAACGTCACTGGTCTTTCTGGGGGACTCGTCAGCAGCATCACGGTTGATGACTTCATTCAGCAGTTCAGCGATCTCAGTCAGCAACTAAAACAAGAAGTTGCAGATGCTGTTGCCAATGGTCTGAAGGGTGATACGGGCGCTGATGGTCTATCCGCCTACCAAATTGCGGTCATCAATGGCTATCAGGGATCACAAACGGAATGGCTTGCCTCTCTGGTTGGAGCAACTGGCTTAAAAGGCGATAAAGGCGATGCGGGGAAAGACTTTCGAATCGTAAAGACGTTCCCGTCTATTGCTGAAATGAATGGCGATGGCTTCTCTGATGGTGATTTCACCATGATTGCCAGTGACGTCAACGACCCTGATGACGGTAAGCTTTACGTATGGAATGGCACCAGCTTCACCTATATTGCCGACTTAAGTGGCTCGCAGGGTATCAAAGGCGACAAAGGCGATAAAGGTGACAAAGGCGATAAAGGCGACACCGGCGATCAAGGGATTTCCGCTTATCAGGTTGCCGTAAATGCTGGATTCTCTGGCAGCGTCAATCAATGGCTTACATCTCTCGTTGGCGCTAAAGGTGACAAGGGTGACAAGGGTGGTGATGCCGTTATCAATGTCATCTCGCAAGCTAATTATGACGCGTTGGCCGACAAGTCCGGCGTCTACTTCATTGAGGGGTGATTGAATGCCAACAATCAACGGTAGAGCGTGCGTTGTTAATGGCAAGCCAGTAGACAAGGTTTTCAGCAATAATATACAGGTTTACGGCAGAAATCTGCTAACCGGCACAAGCATGAACAAGTCGGGAATTGTGGTTGCAGGACTAAACGATGTTGACAAGTACGACAAGCAAAAAATTGATGTCAATCCTAATAACCAGTATGTATACAGTACAAACATTGTTAGTTCTACGGCCTATCCATTGGTGGTCAGAAACTACATTCTGTGGTTTGACAAGGACGGCAAATATATAAAGATTAGCATTGGCGAAAATGAAACCATTAATGTTCCCAACAGTAGAATATTAAATGTGTTTAATCCGCCACAAAATGCAAGCACCGCATATCTAGCGCCAGTAGCATTAGGCCAAGTGAGAGACTCAGACACATCGCTCGTTTGGAATCATGAGAAGTTTGAGCGAGGGATCATTGTTTCACCATGGACACCGGCGCCAGAAGACGTAGTTTAATATAGAAAGGAAAATAATCATGAATAATTGGACAGAGCTTTTAGTATCACTTGCGGTAGCAGCAGTCCCAATCATTGGGGCTTGGATCTCAAAACAGCTGCTGGCTAACAAGCAGGCATTGGCCTTGGTAAAGGTATTAGGACCGCTGGCAAATGCTGCGGTAACTGCGGCAGAACAGCTTGGTGTGACACGGGCGATTGACGGTGCGGTTAAGAAATCGACTGCCATTCAGGCTGTGAAAGATGGCTTAAAATCGCTTGGCTTCACCAGCACAGACGAGCAGACAATTGCCAATGCAGTTGAACAGTCCTACGCGGATTTGAAAGACAGCCTAGCAGAAACCTATCCACAAAAGACAGTTGATCAGGAAGCATCTAATCAAGACAAAGTGGCTGCCGCAGCTCAAGCAGCCGCAGACGCAGTTAAGGCTCAGCTGGCACCATCATCTGTTGCTCCACAGCAATAAGGAGGAAAACATGAAACTAAAAACTAAGCTAATCACCTTGGTAGTCGCCTTCTTGGCGGCTATTTCTTTTGCCTTGCCATCGCAGGTCAATGCAGCAAATACCGATATGGTGGATACTTCCAATCACAACGGATTGATGACGTATGACAATTACTATGACATGTTGGTTCATTATGGAGTCAAAGCAGTTGTTCAAAAGGTTAGTGAGGGGACTACTTATGTAGACCCAACAGCCAAGTATAATTTGGCGAGCGCAAAGCAGGCGGGACTTTATCTTAACGGTTATCACTATGCCCGTTACACCACGGTTGAGGGGGCACGTGCAGAAGCGCGATTTGCCGTAGCCGCAGCTCAGTCTGCAGGCCTTCCAATTGGAGCTGTTCTAGCAACCGATGTGGAAGCAAGCGAGCAAGCTAATAATAATTATGCGGCGAATACTGCAAACAACAAGGCATTTATGGAAGTTGTTCAAGCAGCTGGTTATCGGTCAACTATCTATACAATGGGTAGCTGGGTCGGCACAAAAATGCTTGTTGATAAAGGCTGGATTGCTGATTATCCATATAACACGAGTCGTGATCGATACACGAGCCATCATGCTTGGCAATTTCGGAGTGATCAACAATTCGCCGGTAGCTATGGTAATTTTGACGTCAGCCAGCTCTATGATGATTTCTTTACTGCGAATCAGACACCTAGCCCGTCAGCACCTGTAACACCGGCACCAAGCCAGCCAGCGAAATCAAATGCAGCCAGTGATACCGACTATGCGCAAACTGGTGTTTTCAAGCCGTCCGCGACTGTTAACATCCGCACTGGTGCCGGTACCGGCTATGCATCCGTTGGTAGCTATGCACCCGGTGAAAGTGTGATTTATGATCACGTGTATATCCGTGGCACATATGTTTGGGCACGTTATCTCAGCTACTCAGGCAGGTATCATTATGTTGCCTTGGGCGTGAATGGTGGGGAGAGCTATGGTTCGCGCAGTTCAAATGCGCAAACCTATTCGCACATGTACTACACAGTCCGCTCTGGTGACAGCTTCTGGAGCATTGCCAGCAAGTACGGCATCAGTATGTACACACTGGCAGCCAACAACGGCAAATCAATCTATAGCCTGATCTATCCGGGCGAAAGCCTGTACATCAGGTAAAAGGAGGAATTGGATTGGATGATTACACATCATTACCAGAAGATGGCATTTACAGTCTATCTGAGCTTATTGAGCTATTGAAAAAGTTTCCTTCCAATGCGACCGTGCATGTGTGCGGAAATATTGAGGATAGGCCAATTGAAGAAGGATCCACCATGACCTACGATCCAATCAGAAATTCGGTTACATTCATGGGCGACGTTGCAATGATTGATTAGATTAGTCCCAAATGCGTGTTTGAATCAAACACACAAACAAAAATGCCTCCTACCAGCAATGGCGGGAGGCTTTTGTTGCTTTAAAGCATGGACATAATGCTGTAAAATAAGATACGTAAGCAGATTAACATTTTAGTTGGCCTGTAATACCTTGCCGTTCTGCCTCCCTTGCTCAGGGAGGCTTATTTTTGTGCACAAAATATGCACAAAATGTGGTTTCCTACTATTATATATGCGTTTGTTTTCGCACTTACTCTCCGTTTTATTGTCTCTAGTTGCTTTCCATAGCTTCCCAAAACGCTGATATGATAGTGTTTTGGGTTTTTATTTTCTTTTGTTTTTAGATGTTTTAAAAATTTTGAGACCAAATTAAGACCTGCTGAACGAGACTAGATCTTTATTCTTAAAGCCTATGCTACAAAAGTAAAATTAACGCTAATTTTTATTTGTAATAAATTCTTAAAGTGCTTGCCATTCTTGGCTGTCTCCGGTAGTCTTGTACAAGTAGTAATCGTCATGGAGGATTAGCTCAGTTGGGAGAGCGTCTGCCTTACAAGCAGAGGGTCACAGGTTCGAGCCCTGTATCCTCCATCAGTTTACGTCCGCTGTCATTGCGGGCGTTTTTTTGAATTGTTAAGCTAATTCAACGTCTAAACTTTGATTGTGATATCGTGAAAGTTAAAAAAATCCTCCCTAAACTGTTGAATTAAGGGAGGAGATTTAGTGTTGACGGTGATATTTATGCTAACCATGCATGCGTGCTAAGTAGAGTAGAAGGGTCATGATTAATGGGCTGAATTGATAAATGTAACGAGGCAATTTAAAGGGACGTCGACTGTTAATGACGGTGACAATGATGAACATGCCGCCAATGGCAATGAAGTTTATTCGTTGCTGTACATAGCCAAGGATAGCAACGACCAGTAGGAGGATCAGATCGGTCCACTTAGGAAAACGGTTGGCCCAAAGCCCGATCAGCGCGGGTAAATAGAGAAGCGCTAGGTCTAGCAGCATGGTGCGATTGAAGAAATGCAGGCTGGCATAGATTAGCGTAATTTGAAGTAGCAGGGCCTGACCAAAAACGACAGTGTCAACCCAGAGCGCAGGCATTTTTTGCGTCTGTAAAAGAAACGCAATGACGATTTGAACAATAATGAGTGGCAGTAGCAGCCATTGATTGATTGTGCCGATGATACCGCTAACGCCTGCTAAGAGTAGTAGGAACATAAGCTTGTTTGAACTGACGAGTGTTGTTCCAGCAAGACATGTTGTCATAAACAGTAATGCGACAAGTTGAAAAGTCCAGTTGACTTGCAGCGCCATAGCAATTAAAAATGGGTAAGCAAGTGCCTGGCCTAAGAATGCGATTGCGTAGGCGCTTTGATCGATTTTTTTCAA